CTCGCCAACTGCCTTGACCATCTGTAGTGGTACGTATGGGCAGTAGAACATACCTGCGTCATATGGGTTAGTACCCTTATAACCTACTGTTACGTAGTTAGTAGTTGCATATGGATCGATGAATACACGTAGGCGACCGTTTAGAGTACCTGCGAACGTGTTACCAGTGTCGTCGATTGACAATGAAGTGTTCATTGCTGGAGTGTAATCTAGCATGCCAGAAGCTGCAAGCGCAGTTGCAACGTCAGAAGAACATACTACGATGTTACCCTTACCACGACGTGTTTCTTTCGCGATAACGTTTGCTTCACGATCAAGCTGTACAACTAGACCCTTGAACTTCTCTGCAGACCAACGACCATCAGCGTCTGTAGAAAGATCGAAGATACCGTTGTTAGTAGTGTTAGATGTGACTGCACCTAGCTTTGCCTGAGAGTTGATTGTACGAATGATTTCGCGGTTGATCTCTGCTAGAATTTCTGTAGACAGAATGTTTGCTAGTTCTGTCTCTGCGTCTAGACCGTGGATTGCCTTTAGGTCTTGCGCTAGTTCTAGTGAGTACTCAGCCTTCAATGCGCGTGACTTAGCAGTAACAGTCGCCTTGTCGATTGAGAAACCCATCTCTTTGAAATCAGACTCGCCTGGGCGACCTAACTTCTCAGCAGCTTGTGTAGACATTGGACGACCAGCTAGATCTAGTTCACGACCTGCTTGAGTAGCGCCGTCAAATCCAGACATACCTGAACCGTCTTCTGGTTGATCTAGAGTTCCGCCTAGACCTGAGAAACGAGTTTCAACTTCGTCGAAGAATGTTTCATCACCGTCCATGCCGTTGTAACGTGACTTCATCGCGAAGATTAGACCAGTTGGGCCTGCCATTGGCTGAACACCACATAGGTCATATGCCATTAGATTTGGCATTGCGCGACGTACTAGTGAGATCAATACTGGATCCCAGTTAGCTAGTGGAGAAGCACCCGCGTGAGTTGAGTTAGTTGGTGCGTCTTCGGTTAGGAAACCCTGCATTGCACCACGCTCTTCCATCATAGCGCGTTCTTGGTTTTCTAGGATAGCAGCAGTTACTGCCTTCTTGTGATGATCCGTGATAGTGCCCGCAGATTCTTCATTAAGAACTGGAGACCACTTCTCGATCAACTTATCGAATGATTGATTCATGATAGTCTTCCTTTATTTTTTAGAGGTTTTACGTAGAGCGTTCAAGTAAACTGCCATCGATGACGATACTTCTACTTCTTCTTGATCAGTGTCTTCTGTTAGTGATGTTACTGACTCTTCAAGTTGCTCTGGGATTTCTTTTGAGAAGTATGATTCCTTGACAGTGTTTACCTTCTTGACGAAAGATTCTTCGTCTTCAAAGTCAACCTTGCCTAGAAGTTCTGACAACTTCTCCGCTTGTGTGTCTGCTAGGCCACGAGATGCTTCTGCGATAATAGTATTACGCTTGTAAGTCTCTAGTTCCTCAGCAAGTGAAATTGCATCACCAGTAGTTGCGTTTAGCTTTTCTTCTAATTCGCTTACTTGTTCTGCTAGTTCATCAACTAGGTCTACCTTAGATTCTGGAACTTCAACATAAGACTCAACGAATAGATCACGCATACCGTTCATGAAACCTTCAGCGATTTCGGTACGTAGACCAGTTTCGATTGCAACCTTGTTTTCTTCCATCCAAGTCTCAACAACATAGTTTAGGTAAGAATCGACCTTACCGACTAGATCGGTTTTGATCGTTTCGACTTCTTCAGCAAGCTCTTCTGCATACTGTTCTTCAAGGCGAGTTACTTCTTCCGATAGCTTCGTCTTAACTGCAGTTTCAAAAATGATTGCAGTCTTTTCCTTGAACTCTTCAGATAGTGTTGCTTCGCCTTCGACAATCGCAGATAGTTCTGCACTTGTGTCTAGTTCTGCGACATCTTCTAGGTCTGCGCCTTCACATACCTTGTCGTATGCTGCCATCAGATCCGCTTTCTTCATTTTTGAAGTTGCGCTATAGATTGCGTTGACCATACCAGCTTTTGTCTTTGGCTTCGGCGGTGCAACTTTTGAAGTTGCGTTCGATGCCTTATCGACAGATGCAATTGACTCTGGTTCAGAGGTTGCATTCGCGTCTGGCTTTCCTTTAGGTGTAGGAGCTTGTGCTTCTTCGAGAGTTTCCTCCACGATTTCGTTAGTTTCAATCTCGGTATCGCGGATTTCACCTTCTACTTGATTTAAATCAGTCATAGTGACTCCTTATAGTTTAGATTTGATTAACGAGAGGAAATTCTTGAATTCACGCATCTGCACTTCAGGTCGATGTGCAATTGGTGCTTGCTTAATTTCAGTCTCTATATCTTCAATGACTTGAGGTTGAAGTACTCCATTATTCCAGACCCAGTCCACACCTTCCATAATCCCATTAACAAATGCTTCTGGTGCGCTTGGATCTTGTACGATATCTACCGTATTAAGAATAAAGTCTTCTTTGACGTACATTACGCCGTTTCTACTCTCAAGACTTCCCATTCCACGAGTTGACACGCCTAATTGAACACCACCCTCTAAGAGACCTTTCACAATCTTACCCATCGGTGTATTCAAAATTTGTGCCTTTCCAACCACATCAGTACCCTCAAGTTTAAGGTCTGTGATGAGGTGAGAAACTTTATCAAGGTTAACAGTCGGACCTTCAGGGTGATTGAGTTCCCCGACGGCACGCTTCTTGCTAACCTGTTCACTAACGTACTTGTTTACCGCATTCTCCATAATGGCCTTCGGGTAAACACGTCCGTTACGATTCTTTTTGTCTGCTTGTGCAAATACACCTTCAATGACGAAATTCTTCTCACCATTCTCTTTGGCTTCAACGATGCATTGTAAATCGTTTTCTACGTATTCGCTAATCAGTTTCATTTTATTTTTCCTAAGTCCTTAAGGACCTGTTTTGCGGTTGACTCCGCTTCTTTCTGTGACTTGAAAACATCAACATGATCACCATCGATCTTCAACTCAAACCCTTTTGAGGTCTTAGAGATGACTACCGGATATCCACCCATCTTCTTGTTCAAGACAGTCTTAGATGATTCTCTTAATTGTCGAAACTTTTTC